GAATTTGATGTTCATCAAAACCAAATTATCGACTGGAAAAATCAACTGATTTCAGCTTCCTCGCAAGCTTTCGATCAATCAAAAGCTCCAACAGAACCACCCATCGATCTAAAAAAACTACATGCAAAAATCGGTGAGCAGGCATTAGAAATTGATTTTTTAGAAGGTGTGTTGAAGAAACTGGGCCGCTTCAACCACAAAAGTTAATCGATGACTCACTTCAGATTTCAGTATCTAAGCAAGCTCAGCTGCTGAAAGTCTCCCGTGGTTGTTATTACTATCGCCCAAAACCTGTGAGTGCATCAGATCTGAAGCTGATGCGGTGTATGGATGAGTTACATATGCAATACCCTTTTGCAGGTAGCCGTATGATGCGTGATTTGTTGAATCGTCAAGGACATCATATAGGACGACGTCATACACGTACTTTAATGAAGAAAATGGGCATTAATGCGTTATATTGCAAACCAAATTTAAGCCAGGCTAATCAAGCTCACCGCAAATATCCATATCTGCTCAAAGGATTGGCTATTCAGCGCAGTAATCAAGTGTGGTCTACGGATATAACGTATATCCCTATGGCAAAAGGCTTTGTTTATTTATGTGCTGTGATTGATTGGCATAGCCGCAAGGTACTTGCGCATAGAGTATCGATTAGTATGGAGGTTACATTTTGCATAGAAACATTAAATGAAGCTATTGAAAAATATGGTCGACCTGAAATATTTAATACAGACCAAGGCAGTCAGTTTACCAGTGATGCATTTATTGATGTATTGAAATCAAATGACATCCAAATCAGCATGGATGGTAAAGGTCGATGGGTTGATAATGTGATGGTTGAACGATTATGGCGGAGCGTTAAATATGAAGAGGTGTATCTCAAAGCCTACAGCAATGTTTTGGATGCGAAGAAGCAATTAAACGCATATTTTGAATTTTATAATTTGAAACGACCTCATTCGAGTCTGGACAAAATGACTCCAGATGAGTTTTACTATGACCAGCTACCACAACAAAATAAGGTAGCTTAACTAGAGCAGAGTATCACTTATAAATAAGCTTTTAGTTGTTCAAACATGTGGGACCACCTCTGATATTAAGATTTCACCAAAAAATATATCAAATATTGAAATACAGTTAGATGATGTAACATATTTTTCCAATACAGTGCCTATTAATGGATCACCTATGGGATTGATGACAAATGATGTTGAAATAAATAAAAAGCTAAAGCAAATTTTAGAAAATGCTTTAGCCTCAATCGAAATTAGTTTGCAGTCAAATAGCTAAGGTTGTAACGAATATTCGCGCGTCCACCACCTAAATCAATAACAACATTCCATGTCCCAGTATGAGGTACATTTATACGTGCTGGGAAATGGGTGTAATGTCCCCCATAGTAATTGAATTGACGCCCATTACGATAATTTTGAAAATTAGTATTATCCATAATCATAAAATTACATTGAGTATCACAATCTAGATGTACGATATCCCCTCGATTTAAAAATTTTTGGTCATGTAAATAATTAGCCATTATTTGTTTCCTTAGAATGATTTAAAGAACTCAAATTCATATCACACTCTGGCAAGCATGAACAAATAGATTTATAAATCTTTATAAACGCTCTTTAAGGCATTTGTTTTGTATTTTGCTGCAATGATCCGTAAAAATAAAAAAGGCGCTTAAATCGCAAATGAGCGCATGAAATTGGGCGGAAGCATTTCCGCCTGATTTTAAGCCCGCTAAAATTTCACAATGGTGCAGAATCCTCAAATTGTATTTGCATCTATCATGGCTAAAAAAGACCGCACTTCTAAAAAACAAGATCGTACTGCATTAGAAACCCAGCAAACCGCAGAAGTATCTTGGCTGTCAAATCAGTGGCAAGAGCATCCAGTTGTTGGGATGACACCATATCGATTACATCAATTACTGACAGAGGCTGAGCAAGGCAATTTGCAGGCTCAGGCTGATCTGTTTTGTGATATGGAAGAGCGCGACGGTCATATCTTTTCCGAGATGGATAAACGCAAAAAAGGTGTAAACAAACTTGCATGGGGCGTTAAACCACCTAAAAATGCCAGTACACAAGAAAAGAAAATTGCTGAAGAAGTCCAAGAGTGGATTGATGATATTAAAAACTTTGAGATGTTCTTGTTCAATGCGATGGATGCTGTTGGACATGGTTATTCATGCCAAGAGATTCAATGGAAACGATTAGGTAATTTGTGGCTTCCAGATAGCTTTGAACATGTAGTCCCTCGAAACTTCATGACCCCCCATAACCAATTGAACTGTTTGCGTTTAAATGATGGTTCCCCAGATGGTGCCGAGTTCTGGGACTTTGGCTGGTTTAATCATTTACACCAAGCTAAAACAGGTTACATCAGTCGTTCAGGCTTATACCGGGTATTAGCATTTCCATTTGTTTTTAAAAATTATGCTGTTCGCGATGTGATGGAATTTTTAGAAATTTATGGCATGCCGATCCGTATAGGTAAATATCCTTCTGGTGCGACCAAAGAAGAAAAAATGACTCTTCAGCGTGCGGTTATGCTAATTGGACGCAATGCTGGTGGGACTATTCCCAATGGGATGAGCATTGATTTTGAATCAGCTGCTGATGGTGATACTGCTAACCATATGAATATGATCAAGTATTTTGAGCAGATTCAATCAAAAGTTATTGTTGGCGGCACTTTGATTTCACAAGCGGATGGCAAATCATCTACAAATGCACAGTCAAAGACGCATGAAATTCAATTTGAAGCATTGATAAAGTCTGACGCCAAACAGTTAGCACGTTCAATTACTGACAATCTCATTGATTATTTGATGCGATTGAACTACCCCAATATTCCTAAAGATCGTTATCCGGAGTTTTACTTTGATACCAGCGATGTTGAAGACATGGAGGTATTTAGTAATTCTCTTGAGAAGCTGGTTGGTGTTGGTATGAAGATACCTTTGTCATGGGCGCATGAGAAATTAGGTATTCCACAGCCTGCTAATGATAAAGAGCCTGTACTTGGGATTGTGCAGCAGCCAAGTCAAATACCTAACCTAGCGTTGAATACTTTCCAGCCAAATTTACTAAACAATTTGATTGCTGCCAACTCTGCTCAATTGCCTGTTGAAGAGCAAGCATTGCAATTGTTGTTAAAAGAACAATCTGAAACTGCCCAAACAACGGCTGAAGACTGGACCAAGCAATTATTGGCAAAGATTAATGCTGGCAATGAAGAGGAAGTTTTAGCACTCCTTCAGGATGTTTACCCGGGTGATGATGAACCAGCTCTACAAGAAAAATTAACACGTTTAATTTTTGCAGCTGAAGTTATGGGTCACTTAAGTATTCAAGCGGAGCAAAACTAATGCCTAGCGCTCAACGGCCTGAGCTTAATGCTCTGTTTACCTTGCCGCCTGAAGATGCCATTTCTTATCTTGAGAAAAAAGGTTTTAAGATTGGTTGGGATTGGCATGAAACCCTTGATAATGCACATAGCAAAGCATTTACAGTGGCAAAAATTGCCCGCATGGATTTGCTTCAGGATATCCGTCAATCCTTGATTACTGCAATGCAGAAAGGACAAACACTGGAGCAATGGAAAGCCAATATTACGCCAACCCTTCAGGAAAAAGGTTGGTGGGGAAAAAAAACCGTCATTAATCCAGAGGGTCGAGAACAAGAAGTTCAACTGGGCAGCCCACGTCGACTGCGAACAATTTATGAAACAAACATGCAGTCAGCTTTTGCAGCTGGCCGTTATAAAGCAATGCTGGCTGGTGCTGAAACTCGACCATATTGGGAATGGCGTCATATCTCAATTAGTAATCCGCGCAAACAACATGTGGCCTTGAATGGAAAGATTTTTAGTTATGACGATCCATTTTGGTCAGTAGCTTATCCACCGTCTGAATGGGGTTGCAAATGCCGTATTATTGCCCGATCCAGACGTGAGGTTGAAGGAAAAGAAATTTTAACTGGTAAAGGTCATGCCAGCAGAATTAATGAAAAAGTCGGTACAGATCGTAATACTGGTGCTGATGTGATTGCTCAACGGACTCAATTTAATATTCCAACCAAAGACGGCACACTGACATTTGCTCCAGCAGCTGGTTTTAATGGATCACCAGCCACTAGTTACTTGATTGATAATGTTATGGCTCAACGGGCAACAGACTTAATGGGAATGTCCAAAGGCTTAAAACAGACGCAGGAATTGTTGAATACACCGACACGGGCAAAAATCCACGAAAAGTTTATTCAGAATGCCTTGCATCTGGCCGAGCCTAGAAATGAGACCAGTACCATTGGCTCCCTTCAGGATGTTGCCGTGAAATCACTCTTCAGCAGAGGCGTGCCGCTTGAATCACCAATTTTATTTTTAAGTGATGCAATTATTGTTAATAAAGAATATTCAGGTATTGCGGTTAGTCGTTTGATGGCCTTGCCTCAGTTAATTACTGAAGCCAGGCAAGTATTTTGGGACCCTAAAAGCGAGCTATTGTTTTATGTGCTTGAAAAAGATGTTGTGCAGTTTTCAATGAGTGAAACAACTGGCACTTTTGGTGTGTCTAAGATTTTGCGTAAAAAAGACTGGCAATCTGAAGGACTGGAGTTGATTCAATGAGTATAGAACTAGGCAATAGAGAGCTAAGGACTCGGCTGACTCGCGTTGCTGAAGCAATGCTTGATACATCACCTTTAGGGCATTCAATTGCCAATAGCTTTTTGACTGTTACAGAGGACAACTTTGATTCTGAAGGCCGTCCTGCATGGGCTGGTTTAAGTCTAGTTACCTTGGCGCGTCGTAAGTCAGGGAAAATGCTTTTTCAATCAGGTCAGTTGCGACGCAGCATTACAACACGTGTTTCAGACAATGAAGTCGAGATTGGGACTAATGACCCTAAAGCGCCAACTATGCATTTTGGTGCGAAACAAGGTCAATATGGCAAGTCTTCTAGAAATGGGCCACTTCCTTGGGGAGATATTCCTGCCAGACCATTTTTACCAATGGATGAGCAAGGCAATTTACAACATGAGGCAGAGCTTGCCATATTTGATGATGTAGACCATTACTGGCATCAATTATTTAATTTCTAAAACTGGGCGGAAGTGTTTCCGCCTGATCTTTTTTCTCCCCTCATTCTAATCTCATAACATCTTTTAAAAAGTTGATGTTATGACCGATTCAGTTCTTGTAGCTCAATGCTCATTTGATTTAGCAGTATCGTCCGATCAAACGGAATATTTGGTATTGGTTCCTGAAGGTGTTTTCGAAGGCCGTGATGGACGTCCTACTGATGCACCTCATTGGGTTCTTACACCAGAACGAGGTCGTGAAATCGTTGCTGCATTGAATCAACACAAGGTTGATATGGTCATCGACTACGAACACGCCACATTAAAAAGCCAGAGTACGGGTGAACCTGCACCAGCTGCTGGCTGGTTGAAATCTGCAAACTTCAGGTATATCGATGGAGTTGGAATATGTAGCACTAAATTTGAATGGCTTGATAAAGCAAAAGCCTTTATTGAGTCGGGGGAATACAAATATTTATCGCCTGTATTTTTCTACAACAAACAAGGCGAAATCCTAGCCTTAATCAATGTCGCTTTAACAAACAACCCTGCATTAGACCAGTTGCCCGAAGCCAAGCTTGCCGCGGCAGCTCAGCAATTTTTTGCCCATAACAATGATGAGGATTCAACAATGAATGAGTTTCTAAAGCTCATGCTTAAAAAACTGGGGCTGGCTGAAACCGCTTCAGAACAAGAAGTGTTGGCAGCTGCCAATAGTGTTTTCACTAAACTTGATGGTGCTTTTGGTACTTCAACTGCTAATGATCAGACCTTATTGGCTGCTATCGATAAAGCCATTGAAGTCAAGGCGGCAGCAAACAGTCAGGCTGTTGTTGATCCGACCAAGTTTGTACCAATCGCTGTATACCAAGAAGCCGTTGCAAAAGCTGTTACTGCCGAAGCCGCTCAAAATACAAAAGAGATTGATGACCTCATCCTTGCAGCTTGTAGTGATGGGCGTTTAACAGGTGAAGTAACTATTAACTATTACAAAGAATTGGCAAAGACTAATCCTGATGTTGCTAAAGCCCAAATTGAAGCTTTGCCAAAAATTGCAGCATTAACCCAAAAACAGACCACAACTCACCAACATAACCAGCCTAACCAACAGTCAGTTTCTGCTGAGACCTTGGCTGTCGGTAACTTGATGGGTATTGACTGGAACGAGGCTAAATAAATATGAGCAGTATTTTAACTCAAGAAGAACGACAAACTGAGCGACGTGAAGTTGGTTTGATTCACGTGCCAGTTAAAGCTGGTGCAACAGTAGTGGCTGGGTTTATTGCGGTTGTAGATGCAACAGGTCATGCGGTAACTGCAACAGCTGCAACAGGCCTAACTTATTTGGGTCGCTATGAAGACAGTGTTGATAACACAGAAGGTGGAGATGGTGATGTATACGTTTTAGTACGTACTCATGACGCATTCCTATTTGCCAACAGTGCTACAGACCCAGTAACTCAGGCATCGTTTGGCAAGCCTTGCTATATCGAAAATAAAGAAACAGTTGCCGAAACAGATGCTGGTGGAACCTTGTCAGCAGCTGGTCGTGTGGTGGGTATTGATGAAAATGGAGTATGGGTAGAATGATCGTTAATGGCGCGAATTTAAATGCAATTTTCTTAAACTTGAGTAAGGCTTTTAACCTGACTTTTAATGATACTCAAGTTGAATACCCTGATATTGCTATGGTTATCCCAAGCAATGGTGCATATCAGGACTATCGTTGGTTGTCGAATTTTCCACAAATGAAAGAATGGGTTGGCAAAAAAAATATTGCCAAACTTTCAGAATATGATTACGTAATTCGCAATAAAAATTATGAAGCAACGATTGAGGTGCTTCGTGACAATATTGAAGATGATCAACTTGGTATTTATAAACCGCAAGCTGAATCAGCTGCTTGGTCTGCAAAACAGCATCCTGATGAAATTGTATTTGAAGCTGCTAATGCTGTATTTACTGCCAAGTGTTATGACGGTCAACCAATGGTTTCTAATAATCATAAAGTTGGTAAAACTACTGTCAGCAATAAAGGCACCAAGAAACTTTCAATCGCATCACAGGAGGCTGCTCGAGCTTCTTTCGGTGCTGCGCGCACAGCAATGCGAAAATTTAAAGATGAAGAAGGCCGTCCTTTAAATATCACACCAAACCTTTTGCTTGTGCCTCCTGCGCTTGAAGACATTGCTAATGCTTTGATGACAAATGCTCAATTAGAAGATGGTAAACCAAACCCTTATAAAGGCACTGCTAAGGTTAAGGTTTCAACTCGTCTAACAGATGACAATGCATGGTTCCTTCTTGATACAACCAAACCTGTTAAGCCTTTCGTGTACCAGCAACGTAAGAAGCCAGTTTTTGTACAGATGACTAGTATGGATTCACCAAACGTATTTATGGAAGGTGTTTTCTATTTTGGTGTCGAAGCGCGTGGTGCGGGTGGTTATGGTTTCTGGCAAACCATTTACGGCTCTACTGGTACGGAGGCGTAACCCATGAGCTATGCAACGGCAGCTGCGATGATTGCGAAGTTTGGTGAGCGTGAACTTATTCAGCTCACTGATAATGAAGAATCTGAATATTCAGATGCTATTAACTACGACAAGTTAAATGCAGCACTGCAAGAAGCTAACTCGGAAATTGATGGTTATCTAATGGGTCGCTATAAGCTGCCGTTGCAAACTGTCCCTCCATTCCTTGAAAGCCTTGCTTGCCATATTGCACGCTATCATGCATGCACTGGTGCAATGACTGACGATGACCCGATCCGCACACGCTATGTCGATGCCATCAACAAATTGAAAGATATTTCTAAAGGTATTGTTGGTGTTGGTGGTACGCCAGCTGGTGAATCTGAGCCTGTTAAAACTTCCTCTAACAATGTGATGTTCCAAGTTGGACGTCATGATTTTGGAGGTAAAGGCTGGTGATTAATTTAAGCGTTGTCGAACAAGGTCTTAAACAAGTCATGGCTAATCAGGTCACTGCTAAAAAATGGACTTGGGTTCGTCAAATCAAAACGTATGGCGGGGAATTTGATGATGGCTTGACTGCTATTGTTAAAGGATTCCCAGCGATATGGGTGGTTTTTGAAGGTTCTGGCACCCCTAAAAAGATCAGTTATAACAAGACTCAATATCCAGTGACTTTTGTAGTACTCGTTGGTGCACGCTCTGTTCGTAATGAGGAAGCACGTCGTCAGGGTGCTGGAGGTGATATTGGTACATACGAAATGCTGCATCATGTTCATCAGCTATTGATTGGTAATGATCTTTCATCAGTTGGTGTCAAAGGGCTTGAGCCTTTGGAATTAGGCAAAACCAAAACCATTTTTAATACTAAAACTGCTAGTCAGTCGATTAGTGTGCTTTCTCAAGCATTTACTACGCAATACACAATTACTGCTTCTGACCGTGACCGTGAAGAAGCTGATGAATCTATCGGTGAAATCCATCGAATCAATGTCGATTATTTCTTTGAGCCGGGTGATGACGTTAAAGACGCTTCTGATCTGGTTGAACTGAAGGAAAATAAATAATGAGTATTCCTGCTGGTATTAAAACACCGGGCGTTTATACAGACGTCAATATCAATACCCTCCGCACAGGGCTTCCAGCCAATGAGCAAAAAGTTCTTTTTGTGACGCTAGATGTTTTGTCCGGGCAATTCACCCCAGTTGATGTTTATGACACAGCTGGAGCCGATGCTAAGTTTGGAGCCAATTCACAAGCTGGCCGTATGATTAAAGCTGCGGTTAAAACATATCGTCTTGTTAATGCACAGGCTGTTGCATTGGCTGTTGAAGGTGTTCAGACACAAGCGGCTTTACTTACTGAAGGTGGTGAAGCACTTAAAACTGAAGATGGTTTGCTAATTGAACCAGAGGTTTAATTATGGCTAATCAGATTATTATTAATGTACCGGGCAAACCCATTAGTGAGCTTGAATCTACTTCAAATGTTTCACTAAAGGATGTTTTGCCAGTCGTTCAAGATGGCGAAACTAAGAAAGCACCATTAGAGCAAGTGGCTGATCTTGTTAAGGCTGGATTGGGGTCTGCAGCATTTAAAAATGTAGCTGATTTTGCAACACCTACATCCGTAAGTGAAGTAAATCAGGCGAGTCAAATGCGTGATGATGCTCAAAATGAGCGTCTTGAACGAATGGAATACGCCATATATCTATTTCAGAACAATGGAGTATTTAAAGCATATCGCACTAAGGCATTAATGCTTTCTGACGAGTCTAATATACCTATTAACTCAATAGTTAGTGTCGTAAACGATCCAGATAATAATGCTGAGATTAACGACATTAACGGAGAGTATCACTATGACGGTAATGATTTTTATAAGCTTGAAGATAATGTACTTGAACTAATCAAGTCTAAAATGGCTCAAGCTGAATCAAATTCAAAGTCTTATACTGATACTGAAATCGAAAAAATTGAAGAAACTATCAATATTTCAGTAGAAAATTCAATAGGTAAATTCGTTCTTGCATCTAACTCTGAAAACATCTTTGAGTTCAAAGATAGCTTTGGAAATGTTGTACTTGCTTTAAATAAAAAGGGTCAACTTGTTTCTTATGATGAAGATACTAAACGTTCAATTTTGCTCACGAATCAGGAAGATATAAAAGAACTAAAGAAATTTGTAGATGAGCTAAATCTAAACAACATCAATTTTTTACTAAAATTGTTAGATGCTAATGATTCTAGTGATCTTTACAGATTCGTTGACAGTGATGGATCGGTTGTACTGCGATTAACAAAAACTGGGTTATTGCGGTCAGGACAAATCGATAGTTTGCAGTATGGCATTAATGCTATTGATTACTTGAAATCAATTGTTAAGCAATCAGACGATTCAAAGTTGATCAAATTTGAAGACGCTGAAAAAAATATTCTCGGTTATGTTGATAAGTTCGGTAACTGGGTGCTCAATAATATCGATGTTTTAAATGAAATTAATGAGCTTAAGAAATTCAAAAACAAAGCACAGACAGTTACTGCGTTAAAGCAAATTGCTGTTAAAGCTCCTGAAAGTCTTATTCAGATCTACCTTACAGAAATCCCGACACTACCAGGTGAAAAAGGCACTCTAGTATCTGGAAAGGGTGAATTTCATTTCGATGGTCAATCATTTACTTGTTATGTGCAAATGGAAGTGCAAGGTGCTTCAAGTGCTGCTTATGCAAAAAAGAATTGGAACATTGCATTTTTCTCTGATCCAGCATTAACAAAACCACTGACTATCAAAATCGGTGATCTTTTGCCACATGATGAGCTTGTTTATAAAGCAAACTGGATTGATCACACCAATATCCGTAATGCGATGTGCTATCGGCTTTGGGAGCAGTTTTGTTCTACTCGCGCTGGTTATCCACGTCTTGAAGTTGAGACCCCTTTGATTGGTAAAAAAGGTAAAGATGCGCTACAGAACGGTGCAAATGGTGTGCCGCGTTTGTACTCAGCTTTGCTTTACATCAATGATGAATTTTACGGTCTTGGTTCATTCGGTACAGCGAAAAAACGGGGTAATTACAACATTGCCAAAAACAAGCCAAAGGAAATACTCATTGGGATGGATGGGTGGAATAACATCACAAATCTTGAAGTTACAAATCCTACTTTATATGAGTTAAAGGCTCCAAGCAGTCCAACTATTGAGACTTTTAATGCTATTTCAGGTTGGAATGCTTTTACTCAGTTGAATGATGCCGACTTTGCTCTACAAGCAAATACATATCTCAATAAGCAAAACGCAATTGACTTCATGATATTCGCTGAATTCGTCAAATGTAGAGATGTTGTGAGTGTTAATTCTGTAAAAAATTTGCAATTTATAAGTTATGACGGCAAAAGATTTATGTTCATGCCTTACGACATGGACACTGTGATTGGTCTGGAGTGGACAGGTGAAGTTGTATATGACGATACAACAGGCTCCCAAACAATGGATAATTCACAAACCTCATTCTGGCGCAAAGTCAAAAAAACTTATAACTCAGAAATCGAAGCTCGTTACAAACAGCTTAGAGATTTAAAGATCATCTCTGTAGATAACATCTATAACTTATCGACTGATCTTTTGTTGAAATATCCGATCAGTCTTTATGATCTTGAGTTAAATCGCTGGCCCACACGTCCTTCTCTTAACATCACGAGCTTAGAACAAATTCTGACGTGGACAAAAAAACGTATTCAGTTCTTAGACACATTTTTTAACTATACAGCTTGAGCGCAGGAGTGAGCAGCTATGTCATGCACAGTACTTAGATCAACGAATACTGTTGATCAGTCAGTAAATGTTTTTCCACCAAACGGATATGTGAGTGTTGTTCGTATTGTCCGTAACTATGATGTTGAAAATGGCAATGTTTTTAAATTTAGATCGGATGCACAAAAATACTTTAAAGCGGTAGGTGGCACAATTACTTGTCCTGCATTGGGTGTGATTGACCCAGTGACAGAGATCACTCTCAACCCAAGTAGAGATATCTTTTTCAAACTTGATGAAGGACGTGAATTTGCGTACTTAGCATGGAAAGATGCAGATCGTATTATGGGTGTAAGCAATGATGATGGCGGTACTTTTTATGGCGCATTTGCTGATTATTCCCTGGGTCTTCACGCTGCAGATGTTGTAAGCATTAATGGTATTTGCATCTCTAATGGAAATTTTAATCAACGTGTCAATACATGGGATGTTTCTGAAGTAGTTGATGCAGGTTTTACTTTTGCAGAAGCAATAAATTTTGATCGAGAAATCAACTGGTATGCACCGAAACTTCAATGGATGAACAACTTTCTTTTTAATGCGAAGAAATTCAATAAAGATATTACGTTAAGAGCAGCTAAGCCCAAATCGATGCTTGCTTTTTTGAGCGGGGCTATATCATTTAATTCTAAGCTAAATATAGATACTTCAGAATGTACTGATTTTGGCTCTATGTTCGCTAGTTGTCCTAAATTCAATCAATCAATTTCTAATCTGAATTTTAAGAGTGCTTTAAGTATAGATAACCTTTTTTACGGAGCTAAAGAGTTTAATCAACCACTCGATTTTGGGAATATGCTCCAGTTGACTCAAGCTAACTATGTGTTTGCTGAAAGTAATTTCAATAACACGATTAAATTCAATGCTCCTAACTTGCTTAGTGTGTCAGGATGGTTTTCAAATAATACGAAATTCAATAGTAGGATCACTGTAGGGTTCGGCAATGTAACCTCTATGGCATTCATGTTTTGGTATGCATCATCATTCAATCAACCGATCAACGATTGGGATATTCGAAAAGTAGAAAGCTTCGTAGGGTTTTTGACGGGCGCCACTTCTTTTAATCAAGATTTATCTTCTTGGCCTTCAAAATTCAATGTTAATGCAGTGATTGAAGGTGTATCTGTTGCGCCGAACTGGTCGACTGAAAACTATGACAAATATTTAAATGCCTTGTGGCTAGATGTTGGAACAACTCGTAAAAACGAATGGCAGAATAGTCTTGGGCCACGAACTGTGCTTGCTTCTGTTAAGCGTTCAGCAGCGAGTCAAGCAGCTGTCAGTGGGTTGGTTGGTGAGGGATGGACAATTGTTGATGGAGGTCAAGCTTGATGGACGTTAAAACATACACAATGACTGATGGTCAATATTTTAAAGTCATTAATAAAAGTACTGGTGCAGTTATCATTTATGGTGAGTTAACTGAATCAAATCAATTGGTAACTATTCATAAAGTTGAATTTATCTCTGAAGAAAAATATGAGTCTGAGCGACCACGAATTGAACCGAATTCGGGTATGCAAAAAGTATCTGGAGAAGCACTATGACCATTCAAACAACGCTCGATACCATCGCTCCACTTGGGCATACAATCATTGCTGTATCAGCACCTCCAGCAGCTGGAGCTGACACGACAGCATGGATCGACCACTTAACCTCAGTCAGTGATTCAATTGAGCAACGTCCTGCGATTCTCGTTGTACCGTTCTCAAAGATTGAAGCAGCTGAGGCTTTTGCAGATCAAGTACCTGTTAAATCATCTTATCGTGTAATCTGCCCTTGCTATCATGGTGCTACAGGTCAAGAACCTGAAATTGCAGCAGCAATCGCAGCAGTTTTAGCTGATTCTAACGACCCGGCATTGCCATTCAATGGTGTCAACTTAGGTGGTCTTACACCTGTTGCTGATGAGTTCAAGCTTACGTTTGAACGTATGGAAGCAGCAATGAATAAAGGCGTTTGTATGATCGAAACGGGTGCAGACGGTAAACCGGAAATTGTACGTGCCATTTCGACTTATCGTATGAATCCGGATTCTGGTGAGTCTGACGATCTTATGCTTGATATTAACTGTGTATTGATTGTTGACTACACACGTAAAGTCGTGCGTCAGGACCTTAAAAAAGAACGTCGTCGTAAAAACACGGCTGCTCAACGCCGCAATATTAAATCTATTATTTCAGCCCGTTTGATTCAGCTTGAAGATGCTGAGATTCTTGAAAATGTGCGTGAAAGTCTAGATGAGATTGTTGTGACTCCGGATGCAACAGATCAGTACCGTGTTAATGTGAAAGCCCCAACTCATTTAGTACGTGGTATGCATGTCATTGGGACTACGCTTGATATCTATTGATTCACCTAGATCAGATCATACAAGACCGCTTAGTGCGGTCTTTTTTATTATTAGGCGGAAGTATTTCCGCCTGATTTTATTTAAATAGTTATTTGACAATGGGTCATCTTAAAAAAGAGTGTTGAACAATGTCTGAAGATGCAGTTGGTGCAATCGTCATGAGCTTTAACGGGCTGGATTATGACGTTGCTCGTTTTACATCATCAATTACTACGGGCAATCGCCCAGTCCCAACAATGAACCGAAAACAACGGGTGAAGTATAAATCAAAAGGAATCACAACCTATCAGTTGACGGCCTCAGTTGTAATTCCAGATGGTAAAGATACAGTCAATTGGTTGGCTGTTGAAGATGGACGTCTTTCTGTTGAATCACCGGATGGCAAATACCGCGAAACGTTTATTGACTGTAATGTACAAACAGTGAGTAAGTCATACAACGTGGATGGTGAAACCATGCGTGACATTGAAATGTTCTGCTTAGATTATCTTGATGAGACAATGTAAAAATGGAAAGAATTTTTGTAGATGGTAATTTGCCTGTAGCCATTGAACTTAAACAGGCAAAGAAAACAATCAAATGCACGAAATACGTGATGTCTTCATTAACCGCCCTTGAATACGTTGAAGCTCAAGCGAAGATTACTGGTCTGCAATACATTGCTATTTCAGATATTGTCGCGATGCTTAAGTTAGTTGATGAGGCTGGTAATCAATATGAACCTACATATGAAGATATTGCCCAAACTTCATCGTTCAATCTCATCCATTTCAATGAGAAAAAAGCAGAACTGGAAGCAAAGGTCAAAGCCGCGAATTAATTGGGCGCGTTCAGTTAATTAGAGCATTGATGGCCATTGGTATCCCATATGCAGATGCAATTAATTTGCCTCTGCATATTGCAATGGCTTTCCTTGGTGCTACGCGGCCTTTACCTCGTCAAGTGGAATCTGTACCTTCAGAAACACCACAAGCGCCACCAAAATCATCCGTCACAACCCATACTCAAACAAATGGGAACAGCTCTACAGTGACAAAAACATATGTGACCAGTGTTCGCAAACATTCAAAACCAAAGGGCTAAACTATGAGCGGAAGTAATTCTACTGTTTCTCTTACATTGCAGATTCGGGGTCAACAAGCTGCACAAGAGATGAAACGCATCTCTGATCAGCAAGTTCAGGCCACGACTAAAATCAATACGCAATGGACCCAGATTGGTTCTGCTCAAGCCAAATTTGTTAATACTGCAAGAGCTGGTACACGGGAGACTTTGAATACTGCCCGTGCTGGAGATCAATTATTACGTACCAATAAGTTGCTTGAAGGTGTTCTACGTCAACAAGGTGCCTTATTAAAACAACAGGTAGGTTCAGCTCAACAGCTGGCGAACTGGACAAAACAGGTTGAACAATCAAGCAAACGTACTCATCAATCAACCCAACAGACTATGTCACTTTGGCAGAAAGGTACTGCTGTTACAGGCGGTGCTATTGCTGGTGGCATGTACTTTTCTAATGCTTTACAGAAGCCACGTGATTATGATCAACAACTAACATACATTGCTGCTACTGCCACTGGTGGTCAAGGTATGACACCTGAAGCACGACTTGCTGCGCGGGGCCAGTTAAATGAATACATTAAAGCGGCTGTCCGAGGTGGCGGTGGAACGCGTGAAGACGCCGCTGAAGCAGCAAATGCATTAATTGCTTCAGGTAAATACGAACTTAACAATGTTGCTCCAGCATTGAATACTGCAGTTAAAACAGCCTTTGCAACAGGTGCTTCTGCAACTGATGCTGCATCATTAACTACGCGAATGCAGGAGTTTGGACTTACTGATTTGCAACGTGGACATGATATAGCAGTACGTGGTGGTCAGCTTGGCAGTTTTGAATATAAAGACCAAGCAAAGTGGCTTGCTCAACAGATGGGCTTGGCAAGAGCAGCTGGTTATAGTGGTGAAAAAGGCTTTGTCGAACTGGTTGCAATGAACCAAATTGCAATGAAAACAGCGGCTACACCTGATGCTGCTGGCAATAATATGGTTGGCCTTTTACAAAAACTATCAAGTGCAGAATTCAGTAAAGCTATTGCTGATGCAGTCAAAACAAAAACAGGTGACCCGACAAAATCAGATGGTAAGAAAAAGCCATCTCAGGTATTTGATTGGAGTACATATGCTATTCAACAGCGTGAGCAAGGGGTTTATGGTGTTGAAGCATTTGTTAAATTATTGGAGCGACAACTTGCTGGAAATGCCCAATATACAAAGCTTCAGGCTCAAGCAAAATCATCTAATTCAGCAACCCGTACTGCTGCTTTAAATGATATGAGTAATATCGCTATGGGGTCTGAGATCGGTAATATTATTGCGGATCAACAAGCACTCATGGCTGCGCTGAGTGTTGTCTACAACAAAGATACTTTGAATAATTTACGAAAGGAATTGCCGAATGCATCAGGAACTGTTGCCTCTGATTATGAAATGGTAAGACAAACTGAGTGGGCTAAAGATCAGGCAATGAATCAGGAAAAATTGTTTGCTCAATCCAAAGCTTATGATGCTATTTCGGAGTCTTTAGGTGGTTTAAAAGACACAATTACTAAAAGTGCAGCAGAAAATGAAAACTTAGCTGGTGTAACTTATGGTGCAGCTGTGGCAGTTGGAGGTCTTGCATTAGCAGCTGGTGCTGCGGCTTTCACGCTCAAAACTATGGGAGGTATTAAGACTCCAGATTTGCCCTCAACCACTGGTGGTTTAGCATCTAAGGCTTCAAATGCAGCGAAAACAGCTGGTCTTGTTGGAGCAGCTTATACGGGGTATCAAATTTTTAAACCTATTGATGATGCTGGATACAGTATGGTCAGTGATCTCTTAGCAAAAGTTGGTATTGGTTCAGGAGGTGAACGTCCTGACTTTGTTCAACAAGCCATTGAGCAAAGCAAAGCCCAGCAAGCTTCAGCTGAAGAAAAAAGTAGCCAATTAATTGCTGAACAGCAGAAGCAAAATCAATTGAGTCAAGAGATGATCAATAAGATTAATACATTAATTAATGTCACCGGGCAAAACAAAACTATTAATTTTAGTGGTGGCCTATTGGGAGCGATTTCTGAAAATGCAGCTGCTGAAGAAAAACGCCACGGTGCTTCAAATGTTCCTTTTTACCTACAACGGCACTAAATTAAGCGGAAGCGTTTCCGCCTGATATAAAAGTCTGGTATTTCACATCATAACCTCACAATAGTGAGGTTATTTTTTCATGGGCTGGGATACAGATTTACAAGATGCAAGTTTTCGTGGTGTGCAGTTTGAATGCACATCCACCAAAGATACTGCGCCTAAAACTCTAGCTATCAAGCAGGCTCCATATTCAGATGAAGCTGAAATTGAAGATATGGGAAGTGACCCACGTCGAATTTCAATACAAGCGGTTTTTACTGGACCTGACTATTTAACTTGGGTTAATGCTTTAGAAGCAGCATTAAGTGCGACTGGTCCGGGTGAACTCATACATCCTGTCTTTGGTGTACAGCAAGTTCAAGTTGTTAATCATGAAATTGATCATGAGGCAACAACACCTGACTTCTGTACGATGTCGATTGAGTTTATCAAGGCAAAAGCTGAAAAACGTGAGCTGTTTGTACCTGTTGCTGTTCCTGAGAAAATTGCTACCACAACAATTATTGATGCTCCAGCTTCAGCATTGGAAAGTGCGCTAGAAAAACTCAAAATTGGCAACACTGATAAGTTATTTAATACAGTTAATACGATTCGCAACGGTATCGATCAGGCACGTAATTATTTAGGTGTTGCAAAACAAGCAATAGAGGATGTTTTATCACCTGCCGATTGGATTATTGGGCTAGTTGATGACGTCACCAAGCTTGTGACCTTTGATACCAATATTTCAGCTTTATCGAAATGGCGTGATGTAGTACATCGAGTTGAGCGTTTTGAAAACCTTTTTCAAAATGATGATAACTCTCCAGAGTTACAACGAGTTTGGCGCTCAACACTTGCTGCTAGTCAAGTGGCTATTGCACAGCAAGTTGTTGCAACTACACGTACAGAAATGGCAAACAACCAAGAAATCAGCTTTACACCAGTTGATTTGGCTCTTGTACGAAAAAAAACACGAGAAGTACTTCAGCAAGCTATCCGTGAAGAACGAGCTATTAATACCTTTGAAAGCATCACACAAATTCAGGTCTATAAAGACGTTGCTGCCCAGATTCAGGATCAAATCCAAGAACTCATTGAAACACGTCCACCCATCACTAAAACACAAGTACCAGTGCCTTGCACCCTGCATTGGTTAGCACACTATTTATATGGTGATATGCGTCGTGCAGAAGAAATTCGTCGTTTAAACCCTGATTTGATTAACCCTGCTGCACTGCAGGTTGGCATGGAGCTAACCATCTATGCAAGATAATCAGGGTAATGAAATTCGCCTAGTGATTGCTGGCCTTGAAGCTAAAGGCTGGGATCAGGTTGAAATTGACAGTCAGATTGATACACCAGCTGAAAACTGGAGCTTTACGCTATTTGAAACTGGTGGGCAAGCCTTAAATCCTGCCATTAAAGGTGGTGCAAAAGTACAAGCTTATTATTCTAATCAACTCATTTTAACTGCTGTTGCAGATCGTATTTCTGAAGCTGTAAGCCGTGATGGCTATGGACTACAGGTTTCTGGCCGTGACCTCGTGGGACAATTAATTGATTGTTCAGTGCCTATTTTTAATGGCCGCCAGATCACACTTGAAGAGTTGGTAGATCGCTACATTAAAGGTGGTGACTTAGGTTCACTGTTTCATGATGTTCGTATTCAGGATAATGCATGGTTAAAGAATAAAGTCTCTGTTGAGCCGGGTGAATCACTATGGGATTCATTGACCAAGGCAGCACAAATCACTGGACAACATGTCTGGCTTGATCCAGATGGGACTTTACTAATCGGTGACCCTTTTGCAAACCCATATCATGTGCAAACCGCATTGCGCCTGATGCGTCCTTTAAACAACAGCAATAACGTTTTAAGTCTTCAGTATGACAACGACGTTTCTAATGTCTTTAGCCATATCAAGGTTTTGAGCCAAGACGGCAACGCAAACTCAATATTATCTGAAACCACAGCTCAAACACAGTATGCCTATAACCGCTTGAAAATGGTCTCTTTGGGCGATGTGGAAACTGAAGCTGAAGCAAATGCAGCATTAGAAAAAATCAAAAAAGACAATGACCTTGAAGCACACACCCTAACCGCGACGGTTTCAGGCTGGATGATCGACGGAAAGCTATGGTCAACAGGCTGGTACATCAATTTAGAAACCAATGTTTTATCAAGAGCGACAGCCAAATGGGCTGTGTATGGTCGCACGTTTCAGCTTGACCGTAAGAATGGCAAAACAACAAAACTTTTTCTGAAGCGTCAAGGCGATTGGGCAAATCCATTGGTACTGAAGGAGAAAAAATCATGATGAAAGCTGTAGCAGCCCAGATAAATAAGGCAATGAAACAAATCCGACAACCACTGTTCGCCCTGGTCGCACGTGGTGGTTCAAAAGTATTGCAGTTAAAGGGCTTTGCTGATGAAACCTTGCAAGAAGTAGAGCTTTTTCAGCAAGTCGGCTTTAACTCACACATTCCTGAAGGTGCACGCGTTGTAGTTATTCCATTGCATGGAAAAACATCACGTTCAATTGTTATTGCAACGACTGGTGGAGCTGTTGTCGTCAACGTAGGTGAAGGTGAAACAGTAGTTTATGACCAGTTCGGGCACAGCCTTTTGCTTAAAGAAGATGGTACGCATATCACTGCTGGTGACCTTTTTATTGATGAGGGCAATTTGCATGTGAATGGCAATGTCTTTGATCAGAAAGGCTCAATGCAGGAAATGCGTGACATTTATAACCAACACAAAAACGGTAATACACCAACTCCACTTCCACAAATGTAGGTGAATCATGGCGAATATTGATTTAAAAACGAAAGATTATGTGTTGATGAGCCTAGATGCTGCCTTCAGTAAAAATGAGGTACAAGCAATTTGTCAGCGTTTAAATATCCACCGCAATAAGTATTGGGCAAATCCTAAGATTGGTAGCCGTTTTTATACTTTGAGACGTTCAAAAGATGTAACCCGTACAATTCAAACAGTTAAGCAATATGCTGAAGAAGCCTTAGAAGGCTTGGTGCCAAATCGATTTGCTTCAATTTTGGTAAATGCTATTCAGACAGTTAAAAGTCAGGTGGACCTAAATATTGAAGTTACACAGCTATCTGGTCAGAAACAAACAATCCTTTATTTTGTTAAGGTTGGAGGCTAAACAATGGCATATCCGATCAAGACATTTGACCAATTACGCTCTGACATTATTCAGGAAATCCAAAATTTAACTGGATTAACTCTAGATGATGAAGATGATGCAGCCATTCGCGCAGATGGTGAAGCTGCTGTAGTTGAGGGCCTTTATCATCATCAAAGTTATATTCAAAAACAGCTATTTGTTGCTACAGCTGATGAGCCTTTCCTTTATATACATGCAAAACGCTTGGAATGTCCGCGTAATGGTGGCTCTAAGGCTTCAGGACGAGTCAAAGCAACATCAAACACTGCGGTCACTATTCCAGCTGGAACAAAAGTCACGGATGGTAAAGGTCATTACTGGCTAACTTTATATAAAGAAACACTTACAGCAAATAAGCCTAAAGAAATTCAAGTCATTGCTGAGTTTGAAGGTGTGAGCTGGAATTTCGACGGTGAGCAGCTGCTTTGGGTTAGTCCGTTGCCGGGTGTAGCTGCACAAGTGGAGGTAATTGAAATATCTGCTGGTGTTGATGTTGAAGATGTTGAAGCTTGGCGCCAACGGATGATGGATAAAGAGGCTTTAGGTCTTATTCGTGATCGTGAAGCTGATCTTCGACGCATCGTAAAAGATGTGCCCGGTGTAGCGGATGTTTTTATTTTTCCGAAACGTCGTGGCCTTGGTTCTTTAGATGTTGCAATCACAGCAGCTGGTAATCCCCCTAACTCCCCAAGCTCTGCAATTTTAGCTTTAGTACAAACGGCTTTAGAAGAATATTCAGGTTTTTGGGGTGACGTAAGAGCTTATGCACCAACAAAAGAGTATTTGAATATCACTGCACTGGTAACAGGTAGTGTGAGTCAAACTGATGTTGAAAAAGTCATTCGTGACTATGTTGGATTGTTAAAGCCGGGAGAAACTTTTGTTGCTTCTACTCTTGTTAGTCAAATTAGAGCATTGCCGGGTGTGACAGATGTTCAGCTTACACCAGCAACAAATCAGGCACCTACTTTAAATGTGTTTGTGACTGGTTGGCTCCGGATCGGTACTTTAACGGTGACTATGTTATGACCTTTGAGCAAACAGTAGAGCTTTATGCTTCAGTACTTCGTCAATTACTGCCAGCAGGCGGCTATGACACTTCACCCAAAAGTGTTGTCGCAAAAGATGTATACGCTCATGCAAGAGTACTTGCACAAGCTGATGTTGATGCAAAACGTATTTTGACCACGTTAGAGAAGATTCCAGAAGAATTATTAAGTGAATATGAAGCGGCTCTAGGTCTACCGCTGAAATGTACTGTGAATAAAACCAAAACAATTGAAGAACGTCTTCAGATAATCCAATGGATTCAACAGACAAAGAATGTTTTAAACCGTACTTATCTTGAGGGCTTACTTGGCTTATTTAGCATTAAGTTAGTTGATTTAATACGCTACAGACCAATGCAATGTATAGCTTCATGCAACTCACCAATCAACACAGAAAACCTGCGGTTCAAAGTCAAATTGATCTTAAAAGCCCCGGTGCAAGCTGATATGGCATGCATCATTCAAAACTACTTACCAGCTTATTTACGTTATGACATTAAGGAGCAATCATGAAGCGGATCGATAGTGTAAATGCGCGACCTGACATGTTTGGTACAGGAAAAAAAGGTTTCCATTCAAATGAAGATGTTCCCGGACAAGATGCAACTTATCTCACACCTGAATGGTGCAATATGGTTCAGGAAGAGATTGCAAACGTACTTGAGAAGCATGGAGTTGTTTTAAACCCAAATAATCGACAGCAGCTCTATGAATTATTAGCAACTTATCCAGACCTAGAAAACCTCGCAGCAGCAATTGAAGCTCGCTTTGCTGCTGAAGCTGCCTTTAATAAAAACGCACGTAATGAGCTACAAGCTCAGATTACTGCATTACTCAATTATGTTTCATATCCAAGAATCCTTGCTTCAGGTGTGTTTTATTACAATGGCGGCGAAGGTGGCGGTACGGTAACGATGATTGGTGGTACAGATGGCTGGATTGCTGATAATGACAAGATTAAAGCACCTGACATCTATAATCTAACAGATCGTAATATTGGTATATTTTTAAGCCCTGAAGCAGCCAATGAAGCACCTTCATTTGACCGTGATATAAATAGCTTTAAACCAAAGATTTATAATCGTTCAGGTACAAACCGTATTGGTTATTCTGGTCAGGTAAGTTTCCAAGTACTCCAACATAAGAATCCTAATAGTACAACTGTTGATGGCGATTATCCGGCTGGTTTATATAGTTTCGTTCTACAACCGGGTGAAACGAAGCTCTTTACACTGATCGGTGCTGGAGGTGGCGGTGGTGCATCACGTCGATCTAATAACTCTTCATATCCTTTAAGCAATGGGCAAGCTGGTGCTGATCTATTGCTTAAAGTTAACGGGGAAAACATTGCTGTTGTTCACGGTGGCGGTGGTGGCACCCAAGGCGTATGGAGTAACGGTTCAGCTTATGATAATGGGCAAGCTGGTGCTGTTGGTGCTGTAGACATTATTGGTGCATTTGACTCAACGACAATCACTCAAGGTAAAGTAGGCAATGCAACCAAGGAAGACCACACAGGTGGTGCATCTGTAAGTCCTATTGCTCTATTTGGTAAAGGTGGTGATGGTGCTATGGGAATTGGAGATGAAGGTTGGTCATTTGGTGGTGGCGGTGCATCAGGCTCTGTTCTTGTGGCTCAATACACTAATAATAGTACAACAAATCAAACAATCACTCTGGTTGTTGGTCGTGGTGGTGCTGGTGGACAGAAAGGTGGCTATGATTCAGATATCGTAGGTAGTAACGGAACAGATGGATTTGCACGAGTTGCTAGTGTTTAA